CTGCTTTGTGTTTTTTAGATAGTTTCATATTTTTCCCCCTAGTAGTGGTATATTAAACGGCTTGCCATCTTTGTCGCCTAACTTTGTAAAACTAATGTGGATGTGTCTTTTGTGCGGATTAATTCCACGATACCTGCGCCACTTAAAGCCCATAATCTTTGATGCAATAAAGCCATTATGAATTATGTAAGATATACGCTTATCGGTCTTAGCACAGATTCTGATTTGGTCAGCCAAATATATTGAGAGCTGCTCGGATGAATCCAGGCGAGAATCAATATCAATGGCTCGTACGCACCCATCTGCGTCTGGATTATGATCCGATTTGGTGGCGGAATGACGAGCATCACCAATCCACCCATCACTGGAAGTCCGCCTATCAGGATACCAGGTAGTAATGGCATCTCTAAGCTCTACTCCAGCTGCGCATAGCCAAGGTTTCATTTGTCACACTTCCTCAAGATTATGCTAGTAATAACTTAGCCTCTTCTTCGGTGATTCCAAGCCGTTGCAATAGTTCAGCCTTAGCCTGTGCCTTTGCTTCGGCTTGGGCTTGACGAACTGCCGCTTCGGCTTCAATTTCTGCTCTCATATTATTAAAAGCGGTTAATTCTTCACCTTCAAGAATTTTAACATCATCGCCAATTTGAATGATTACATTGTTAGTCTGCATAGCCATATACCCTAATCTTTCCAGTAATAGTTCCTGTGCTTGGGATAATGCTCATACTGTCATATTGTGTTGTTTGGTCAACGCGGTGTCCTTGAAGTGCAATAAACCAACCATAAGTACTATCATAATGAAATAATTTTGATATTGCAAAAGTTTTAACTGCTTCATTAGGACTAAACAATTCCATTTCAAGTTTATAATTTGCTGGAGTATAAGCCCGTTCACCTAATGAAATTGATGTATTTGTAGGTTGTGCTGCTATTAAACTTGTTGTATAACCAGCAACATTTTGATTTATGTATTGATTGCCAGTATAGTCTGAACCAGAAGAACGCATCCTTGCCGTAAATGTGTTATTTGAAGTCATTGTAGTAATATCTAAAAAAATCTTGTAATTATTATAACTTGAACTAAAAGTATTTGTAGCCAAAGAATAAGATGATACTGCACTAAAAGAATTATTAGATATTAAAGTCATACCAGCAGGTGCAGCCCACTTAAGTCCAGTGGTTTGCGCACTATCCGCCGTTAAAATATAGTTATTTGCACCCACTGGGAGTCTAGTGTCGCTAGATCCGTACACATAGATATCACCCTTTGTAGTCAATGGGGATGTTGCGCCCACCTGTATGTAATCATAGAAAATAGCTGATGATGCGCTTACAAAGTATAAAATACCTGCATCATATTGTGGCAAAATTAAGCTACCTGCTGTACTAACTGTCGCTGTACCAGCAGTTACTGTGCAAGCGCCAGCACCTAGATTCTGAATAAATACTGTATCGCCTGCAGCAAATAAACCTGTATTGACAGTTATTGTTGTTGCACCTGCTGCGTTCATTGCAACAGTAGTACCTGCATCGGCTGCAACTAAAACATAACTTGCAGTTTTAGCAGTTGCAGAACCGCCACCCATAGCAGTTTCTTGCAGAGAGGTCATCTGTGCAGCTGTTAAAACCTGCCCAGTCGTAAAAGTCTGTTTTGCCATTTTACTCCTTAGTAACTTAGGACATTATAGCCCAAAGTACCATAAATGCTATTATCTAGGATAAATGCATCTATAACAGGCTCTAATGTAGTGAACGTAGTTTTCCAACTATTCGGCGTGATAGCCATAGCCACGCCAAAAATCTGTAATGTTTTTTCTAGCACTGATCCACCTGGCTGTGTGGTCTTAATGGTAATAGGGTCAAAAAAGTCTAAATCTAAAGCTGCAATTATGCCGCTATTGTAATTGCTAGTGTATAAATCTAGTGTTATGGCATCGCATCTAATAGAGGTTTCAGCCCTGCTTGCTACATAAGCCTGGGCATAATCTAGGGCTACGGCATCTGTCTGCATAAGTAGGCCATCTAAAAAGTAAGAATGCAAAAAGTATTTATCTATGCTGGCACTATTTGTCGCAACTTGAGCTGTGCCACCTGCTCTAGTAATAGTTGCTTTGTTAAATACTAGAACGTCATTAAGTATCCAAGCTACATTTGCGTATGTAATACCTGAGCCATCATCGGCAAATACTGTGGGTGTGCCACCTATTGAGCCAGCTGTAACTGCTCTGTCCTGAAATATAAACTCGCCATCTGCATCAACATAAAATGCGCCATACTCACTTTGAGTACATGTGGTTAATGCTGCTAATGCTGTGCGTGTTGTACCTGGATCAGCCTGTACTGTTGTTAGACCTGCATCTATATCACGCATTGATGCTGGCCAGTCAATCTCGTCTAATATCTGATTTATTCTAGTGCCGCTTAAATCGCCAGCAGCAGCGCCAGTTACTGTGCTTATTTGAGCATTTTGAGCTAATCTAAAAGCATCTACAGCTTGGATAGTTGTATAAGTTACTTCTTCTGACTCTCTTGGATAAGTAGTAACATAACTTGTAATAAACCCAGAGAATATAGGATAAGTTGTAGCTCCATAAGTAGATGTAATCTGCACTTTCTTCATAGGCGTTAAAAATGTGTAATACGGACTAGCTGGGTTTTCTGGATTAAAGTCGCCATTTTGATCTATGATGCGCAAGGTAAGTGTGCCAGTTTGAAATTCATCAATTAGCGCATTACGACCACGTTTAGTTTCTATGCGATTTACTTGACTAGATACATCGACAATTACAGCTGCTGAGTCGGCCAATACGTTTGTACCTAAAATGCCTGTATTTAATATCATGGCTTGCGCAAAACTAGGCCCAGTGCTAAAATTTATAATTGCATTAATTGATGGTAATGGCACTATAAACCGCCAGCAATACCATACGAGATGCCAGACTTTTGTGCTATTTGTAAACTTTCAGCTATTAGGGCTGCAAATCTATCTCCTGTTTGTGCTACATCTACAGTTATTGTTAAATCTTTAGACTCACCACGTCTTACAAATGATGGGTCAAATATGCTGCCACCCAATGTGCCTGTTATTTCGTTTGTGCTAATAGGTTTAGCTGCACCGCCACCTAATGCTCCTAATGCACCTGATAATGCCAATAAAGTTGTTAAGCTATTCATTGATGCTTCTTCGCCACGCCTAAAACGTGATGGGTCAAATGTGCCCAATCTTAATAATTCTGCGGCTGCCAATTTTGCTGCATCGGCCAATGCTTTAGCAGCCTCAGCTGCTTTTAATTCTTCTAATAACTTTTTAGCCAATGCCTCATTGTTATCTAATATCGCTAATTTAGAATTTATTCTTAATTTAGTTTCCTCATCGGTTGCATTGTTTAATGCAGCTGTTAATCCAATACGCTCTAAATCAAATTGATCTTTTAATTTATCTACAGCAGTTTTCTCTTTTAACTTAGTAATTTCAGTAGTACGTAATCTGTTAAGTTCGTTTTTTTGTCTAACTTCTGTTCTAAATTGTTGAGCAGATATTCTGGCAGCACTGCGTTGCTCATTAGCAGGTAATACTCTGGCTGGCCTATTTTCTCTACCTAACCTAGATAATGCACCTAATAAACTTGTTTCATAAGCCACTTTGGCTAAAGTGCCTAATCCTGGAATATCGCTAATACCTTTAGCTAATACACCAATACCTCTAATTGTATCGGCTGTACTTTTACTTAAATCTTCCATCTGCCTTGTTACATTATCGATGCTGGTATCTTGACCAAGGGTTGCTAGTGCATCTAATAAACCTTTGCCGATTTCTTCTTTAGCACTTTGTGTTGCAACTTTTAATAAATCCATTTTGCCAGCATAGGTAGATAATCTGGCTTGGGCTTGACCTGCAAACTTATTATTAAGTTCGGCCATGATTGCATCCATGTCGCCAGCCTTTAATAATGTCTTATCTAAGCCAGCGCCTAACCTGCTTAATCCTGTTGTATTTCCTGCATAGGCCCTAGATAACGCAGCAGTTACTTGTGATAAAGATTTACCTGTGGCTGCACTAACATTCATAGCTGTATTTAGGGCATCTTGGCTCTTTGTTATTGATCCAGTTACTGTCAATAGTTGCTGGAATGCTGGACGTAATTCATCATCTAATACGCCTGTGGCCTTCTGTAAATTGGCTATGTATAGCTCTACGCCTGGTGAACTAAATTGGTAACCAGTATTTTTTAATTGTTGCTCTAAAGATTTGGCGGCTTTCTCATCAGCCATAAATGCTCGTACTGCATCTTTACTATATCTAATTAATGCTCTGGCACTGAATGCACCTAATAGTGTTGCACCTAATTTTTTGACTTGTTTATCAAATACTCCAACATCTTTTTTAGCAGTTTTAAGCGCTTTGCCATTCCAAGTTGCCGATGCAGCTACAAATATATTGGCCATTACGCAGCCTTCTTAATCTCTGTTTTGCGTGTAAATTCAACAGCTGTTTTATCTATTGCTTTTAATATGGCTTCATAAACCTTATCGCTATTTTCGGCCCAAGCCTTGTAAATTAATCGACCTTGCATTTTTCTACCACCAGCACCACGTTGTCCAGGTATTCTCCTAGGCTTTGTAACTGGCTCTAATGCAGCTATAAATTGTTGGCTAGCAAACGGATTGTTAGAATCGTAAGAATCTAGCGCTCTACTTTTAGCAGACTTTTTAACATATGTGCCACTGCCTTCATGCTTAAATGTAAATGGTGCTCGGCCTTGTGGGTTTAATCTACCTGCGGTCTCATAGATAGAACCAGCTCGGCTGACGTTATAAACGTATTGACTTACCTGCCAGCCATTTCTAGTAGTTTTGTTTTTGCCAGGATTATAACCAATACCTGCCTTAGCCACAGAGCTTTCATATTTTGGAAATCGTCGTTTAATATCTGATGATAATGGCTTACTCCAACCTGATAATACTTGCGCATCAGTAGGCACATAACTTTTAGCTTTATCTGCAACCTGTCGCATTAATGGATCGATGGCACGGCTTATCTTTAGCCTTAAATCATCATCAATAAAACTCAAACCATTGATGACGTCTTTAACGCCTACGACCTCGACTGGCATTTTTAATCTCCTTAGCCCTGTCAGTTAGGACTTGTACTATTGCTTGATACATTTCCGTGTCCATATTTACAAATTCACTAGGCGCAATCCCAGTTTCTATAGCCAATTGAGCAATACTATAGGTTATTGAATTGCGCTGTATTATTTTTTTTCGTCATCAAGCACTTCAACAGTATCTAAACTGTCTATAAACTCGACGCCAAATACAGGTACAACTACATTAGCCCTACGCAAACACTCATGCGCTAAGAAATAAATCTCAGTCTGTCGTTCGTGATCACGTAGGACTTTACTTATACCTGCTCCATACTTTTGTTCAAATACATACTCAACACCTGGCGTAATCTTATGCTCGGTAACTTCGCCAGTAACCCTGGTAATTTTGAGTCTCGCCATTGTTTATCCTCAGCTTGTTGTTACTGTGATAACGCTTTGGCAGGTAAATGTAATTGATTGAGTGCTCATATCGCCTACACCACCATTAATGTTTTGTAGGTTGTTGACCAAAACTGTGGTGCTATACAACGGATTGGTAGCAGATGTGGCTGCGTTTGTCTGCTTAATTGTCAACGCTACAGTTGTGCCATAGGCAGCACGTAGGGTCTGAATTACAGATGAGGTAGCATTGTCATTTAGGAAATCTAAAGTGACTGTGGATGCTTCCAAACCTTTAGCAAACTTGTGGGCAGTATCTCCCATAGCTGTTATTTCAAGTTCATCAAATGCTTGGTTGATAGTTACAGCTGTAACATGGTCTGATAAATCAACGCTGTTCAGTGTAACTACTGCAGCATTATTTAAAAATACGGCCATTGTTACTCCTTTTCTTTCTCTTTAGTAGGTGCAGGTGTTGCAGGTTTTTCTATTTGACCAATTTTGATCAAAAAGGCTTGTTCTTCTTTAGTTAGTGGCATTTTAGCTCCAGCTCGTTAGTGTTGACACTGTTATTTCCGATGTTAATAAATCTCCGCTAGCTGCATTTATTATAGCTGGAGCAGAGACACTTGATATGTTTAGCACCAATGATGATGCTGCTAATTTGGTTACTACTGCAATTATGAAATCTTCCATCCCAGCCAAATTGCCCTGGTTGTCAAATGCAGGTGCAGTAATCAAAATCTTAAAGTTTGCTAGTGGTGCAATAGTTGTGTGATCATTATTGTTTGGCGTGATGTAAGGATCGGATGGTGTGATAACTACTGAATTGGCAAGCAGGGTCGCTGGTGGATAAGCAAATGTTGACCACACCCCAGCGTTTGCTAAATCAGTTGCTAATGTGCCTCGTAATGTAGTTATTGCGGCTGGCATTATCCCACCAAAGAATTAGGATTTGAATATGGCTGGATGAGGCCACGCACTCTGTTGATTAGCTGATAGCCCATACGATAAGGGCTTGCACTGACCCCATCCATGCCTACCCCACCAGTTTGGCTGACTTGTCTGGCTTGCCATACATCTACAGCTACTATCATGGCAGCTTCACGTATAGCAGGGGTCGCAGCATAAGATGTGGAATGAAATGGGCCTTTGACAGTGCCGTATGGTTTAATCAAATGCATAGCCTCATCGCTGGCTGTTTTTGCATATTGAATATAAGAATAACCTGTGGGTTGATTGCTGAATTGAAATGTTGTTATTAATGCAGAATTAATACTCATTGGTACAGATGTGCCCGGGAATGCCCCAGTTAATGTGTATGTGCCGTTATATGTTGATCCAGATTGCGTAACTGTAACGCTTTGACCTGTTACAAATATGCCAGGGTTTGCTAAAACTAATGTCGCAGTATTATTGCTAATTTGCGATGCTACAACTGGTGCGTAGTTATACCACAAATAAGCATCTACTAAATCTTCAGCGGTTTGGCAGCACTCTTCAACAGTTGCATCACTGTATAAACTGCCAATGCCTAAATTGGCTCTTAACTCAGCTAATGTTACAAATGTTGCCGCCATTGTTACCTTTCTAAAAAAGCCCTCTGGGGCTAGGGCTACTAAACCCCAGAGGATATAAATAACTAACTGATTAGGTTAGGTTAAATCTACGTACGCCACCAGCAACTAATACTTTGGTTGCTAGGTATCCGTAAATCATTGTCTCAATTTCACCAGAAGTCACTACGTTAGTGCTTAGTCGTAGGATTGGTGATTCGTAAATAATTACAGATGATGGCACAACGATAAATGCTGATTCATCAATAGTTGTTGCTACGCAGTTTGGATCAACATACAAATCTAAACCAAGTACGTTGCCACGTAGTGAACGTGGGCTGGCTTGTCCAGCTGCATTCATTGGCTGAATTGCATTGTAAATTGGACGATCAGTTGTGTCTTTAGCACCTAGCAATAATGCCCATTGTGATGTGCCTGCAATATATGCAGTTGGCAATTCACCTGTTGCATTGTAAGCAGCTGGTACTTCTGTAGATACGTAGCTGATAATTCCATTTGATGATGCGGCTACTGCTGTAGCTTGTGTGCCAGATGCTGTTAATTCTGCAATTACAGCTGCGTCTGTTGCCTTATTGTATGCACGTGTCATGTTTTCCAGCATAGCTTGGAAGAATGATGGTGATGAACGCTCTAGCAGTTCTACTGAGTAGCGTTGCAACCCTGCAAACTTGTTGACAGTTGCATTAACGTATGAGCTAACAATACCTGTTTCAGATGGTGCTGCACCTTCATTTGTGTCGGCTACTGTACCAGCTGTGGTTATTTTAGGATGGCTAATTGTCATACC